GGCTCGGAGCGCTAACCACTTCGATGGCTGGCGGCAAGTACGAACCGTCGGGGTCGGAGATGTCCACAGCCCCTACCAGAGCGGCGGGGACGTTCTTCTCCGCGAGGTACTCCTTTGCAAGGGCGGTGCGCTCCCGCTTCGTCAGAGCGGCTTCGCGGTCTGCGAGAGCCTTTTCCTGCTTCTCGCGCTCATGCTTTGATTTTTCGTCTGCTGTCATAGCGGCTACGCGCTCAGCCTCCGCCTTTTCGTCCGCAGCTTTCTTCTCCCAGCGCTTCTGGCGCTCCGCGATGATCTTGTTGAGCTCTGCCTGGGTGAACGTCTTTTCAGTGGGCTTTTCCGGTTTGTTTTCCGCCTCCGGCTCGGGTGTAGATGTGGTAGGATCACCTCCGGCGGTCTGAGCGCCGCCCTGCTCCTGTGTGGTCTGGGTTGTCTGTTCGTCTGCCATAGTTACCTCCGTTTAACGTCCGTATGACTGTATTCCGCGCGGGCTTTTAGTGTCGTCAGCGTGTTTCGGACAATAAAAAAGCGCCGTGCATTGCTGCATAGCGCTTAATTATTATGTTACTGTTTTAAAACAAGCACCTGTCGATAATCTCTTTACCTCTGAGCATATCTATCCATTCACCGGGTATACCGTCCGTACCATATACGATTCCGGCAAGTCCTCCGGTAACAGCTCCGACAGTATCGGTATCGTCACCGAGGTTCACAGCTTTTAGTACCGCGTCCTTGTAATTATCGGTCGTTGCAAGGCTCCACAGCGCAGCTCTGAAAGTATCGACTACATATCCGCTTGACTTTATTTCAAATTCGGTGAGTTCAGCCAGTGCGGCTGTTTCCTTGCCAAGGTCAGTAAGTACGTCTTTGAACGGCATACCGTTCAGCAAAGCCCTCGCCAGTTCCACATACTTGATACAAATGCTCTTTGACAAGGTATGTGCATGAGTTATCGCAGACACTTCACCGATAAGCTCGTCCTCTGCGTTTGTGAACGCAAGCGGCAGTATTCTCATAAGCGAGCCGTTGCCGTTTGAATACTCGCTGTCTTCGCCTTTGCCGCAGCGCAGCGCCCTGGCGGTTGTATTCCCCACGTCAAATACCACGTTATCAACTGTGTATTCTGCGTTATAGAGCCACTGACGGAATCTGTTCCGGATATCGTCGCAATCGACCCTGCCAAGCACCCTTATTGAATCGCAGGTTGCGAGCGTCATGCTTGTGTCGTCAGACCATGTACCGGCAGGCTGATTATGTGAACCGTATCCGGTCATTCCGGTTACACGAAAAGAGCCGCGCTTCATAAATTCCACCGGAACACCAAGCGCGTCGCCGACAGCCAGTCCGTAGACGGCTGATTTCAGTTTGTCGTTCATGATAGCCCCTCTATTCTTTGGAGTAATTCGGGCAATTATCACCCTGCCATAACACCTCATTCGGCTTGGCGTTAGGGTACTCATATATTTCGCAATTTCCGTATGCAGACCGGTCAAAACTTTCGCCGTTAATAGTGATAGGCCGAAGCCTGAAAATGCAGTCCCTGCACTGGATATTGCCGGAAGGAACCGTGGTACTCCACGGCTCTTTTTCCCATCTAGGGTTTCTGCTTTCAGCCATTCATACCACTCCCTTTCTTACGGCTGATTAACGACCTCAATATCAAAGAAAATATTGCTCCCTTGCTTATCGACCTTCGTAACGCGGAATTCAGTTCCTCGCTGAATTATCGTTTCAAATTCACCGCTGAAACTTGTTTGTCCGCTTAGTCCGTCCCAGTTCTGGCCGTGCCCTTGTCCAAAAGCTGAAAACGGCTCTGCATAAAGCATTTTAGTGCCTTTCGGAGCATAAACATTGAAAATATACCCCGAAAAGCCTGCGCCCTTTGCGCTGCCGCATGACACAAACGCTTCGTCCTTGACTACCTTGCCGACCAGCAGGTTATTCAAGTCGCTTTGAGAAGCACCTGTCAGCACCGTTTCCGGAATTTTCAGGAACGAAGCAGCGCCGGATGAAGTCTCTATTCCACGATTGAGCCAGATATCGAAGTTATACTGAGAACGGTCAATCAGGTCAGTGAGATGCTTTATCGCACTTCCGCTGCCCTCGTTATCAAGACTGACATTTCCAACACCCTTGTAATTATACCAGTTTCCATCGTATCCGCGAAGGGGACGATTAAAGCTTCCGGAACCTGATGTATACTTCCATGCCGCCTGACGTTCGTCGGAGCTTGCTGCCTGCCACACTGTGCCACTTTTCGGACGAAGCGCAGCGTCTGCTGAAGCCTTTTCGTTGCCCTTAAACCAATACGCCGCATTCTTCCTCGATTGAGAATATGCGTCCGGTGCAAACGAAGCCGAACTGCCGCTCTTTGAAGCGAGTTTCGTGAGCTGTGACTGCGCCTGATTCTTTGTTGCCTGCAAAGCGGCATATTTCTTGCCTTGGGTCTCAAAATCATCCAGATCGTTCAGCAGCGCCTGCCATTTTGCCTTGTCGGCGGGATTTGAAGCAAGCTGCTGATTGAAATAATCCTTCTTGGCTTGAATAGCGCTCTGCTTTGTGCTGTAGTCTGCGGCTGTAACAGGATTCTTCCATATATTATTATACTGCTTTTGTGCGATTTTGTCAATATCTTGCTGGGCCCCGTTGATTATATCAAGCAGCTTCTGTTTCTTTTCAGCCTTGGTAACTGTCTTGGTTTTTGGCAGAGCTACTTCATCGCTCTCGCCGCACACCTTGCAATTCCGTACTTTCAGCCCTTCTGAAACGGAAGTAGGCTTGGTGACTATCTTGTACTTGCCGAATTTATGCCCTGTTGCGGGAATATCATCGGTGTATGTATCACCGCAGCGTGTGCAGCAGTATTCTGTAAAGCCCTTGTCAACGCAGGTCGGCTGAACTGTTTTGACTGCCTCATAATTATGACCGAGCGGCTGAGTTTCGGCGTCCTGATAACTGTCGCCGCATACGCTGCACTTGTGAAGCGTGTACCCCTTTTCGGTGCAGGTCGGCTGTACAATGGTATCGACATATCTGTGCCCGGTGGCAGGAACAGTTTCAACTTCGGTCTTGCCGCAAACAGCGCATACCTTTTCACGTTTCCCATCTTCTGTACAGGTCGGGGGCGTTTCGCTCTTATCAATGAAGTAATGCCCGTTCGCACAAGGATCTTTGCGTTTTCCGATCTCCGGAGCAGGTTCTTTCATGTTTTCAGAGGTGGATTTATTGTCCACAAACTCCCTCCGCCACTCCTCATAGGACATATCCGCAGGCACCTTAACGGTATTCCCGTCCTTATCCTTAGCCCGGCGCTCCAGACCTGCAAGCTCCTCGTCGCCGAAGTCCGCGATGGTGGTCGAGCGGCAGAACGGGTGCATGGGCGGGTAGTTCGTGCCGGGCTTTGCCTTTGCGAGGTCGAACACCTTGCCGTCCAGGGCGGCGCAGCATTCGCAGGTGCGGCTGTCGAGGGTCGCTACGAACCTGTAACGCTCTATCCCGGCTTCGCCGTACGCCTTTGCCTGCGCAGCGTTCGCGACGTACGCGCTCTCAGTCCGGACGATTCTCCGGGCGCAGAACGCGTTAACTCCAAACTGCTCCTGGAATATCCGGGCGGTCTTTTCGCCGGAACGCCCCGACAGCATACTGACGAGAAGCTCGCTTTTCAGCCGTGCCGTCATGCCGCTTACGTCCTTCCAGATACGCTGTGAGTAATTCGCGCCGCTCCAGTTGGCGCGCAGAATCCGGTCAACGTCCTGCCGGGGGAACTTCGAGAAGCTGAATCCCAGCCCCGTGCCTTTCTGAATGCTGAATATTTCGTGGTAGTAGCTGTCCTCCGCGACATTCCGCAGCGCTGACGTGATGTGCCGGTTCTCGGTCTTGTACAGCTCCCGGCACTGGCGGTTGATGTCCTTGTTCAGCTCCTCAATACGGGTAATGCGGTAACGGTACGCTCCGGCGCTGTTTATCGCATTTAGGAGCGCTTCGCGCCGTTCCGGGTCGCTTACCTGCTGAGCCGCCTTGCGTAAACGCTGGAGCGCCGAACCGTCCCCTCCGGCGGCGTTCAGTATCTTTTTCGCTTCCGCTTCGGAGATACCGAACGACTGCATTCCGCGCATGACCGCCTTTACTTCCTTTTCGAGATACGCGGAGGTCTGCCGAATCGCCGCGTTCATCTCGGCGGCGGTGTCCTCGGCGGTTCCCATGCGGTCGTACATGTCCTGAGCGGCGCGGCGCTCCCAGTAATCACGGCTGTTCATCGGTCATATCCGGCGGGAGGTTCGGGAAATCGTTCTGCTGCTCCCTGACCTTCTCGGCGGCTCCCTCCGGGTCGTCCACAAACGGCAGAAGCCCGAGCAGGATTTCCCGCGGAACCAAATCCCGCAGCTCGGAAACAAGCTGCGCGACCTCGGTTTCGTTGACCGGAAGCGCCCTGGTGAACTGTATCGAAATATCCCGTGCGCTGATAGTGGCTTTCCCGGTGGTGTTCAGCCAGTTGCAGAGAAGCCGCAGGCGCTCCTTCAAACCCTCCCGGAAGTAGCGCTCCTTGATTTTCGTTATCTGCTCAAACCCGAGGAGCTTATAGCGCATGGCAACGCCGGAGGCGTTCCCGCCGAAGCTCTCGTCGCTCATGCAGGGGACGTTCGCAAACTTGTGTATATCCTGCTCCAGCGACTTGCGGAGCACCTCCACGCTGTTCTCGTCGAACTGGCGGGTCAGCCATTCGGCGGAGCTGTCCGCGTCGAGCTCCAGCAGACCGTTCTCCCGCAGCGCCTTGTAGCTTTCGGATTTCTCGTCGTTGTCGTCGCCGAGGACTGAACCCTTAATAAGCAGTATTGCCTCGACAAACTGCTCTTTGTCGTTCACGCGGTCGCTCTGGAGGACGTTGTACGCGTCGATGAGCGACAGCACCGGCTCGAAATCGCTGCCGCAGGTGGAGTTGTTGTATATCTCGATGAGCGGCACCCCGCCCATTCCGTGAGGTCTGCTCTCAGCCCCGCCCGTGACAGAAAAGCCCGTGTCGGTCGTGAAATGCATGACATTTTCCGGATCGCAGAGATACACGGAATACCCCGTATCCTGGTTCGTAACGCTGTCGTGGAGCTTGTAATAATACACCCCCGCGACCGGTTTCTGCTGAACAGTATCGTCGTAGATAACGAACGCCTGGCGCGGATCCGGGGAATACAGCCGGGGCTGTCCGTCCTCGTCGGTGTAGATGAACTCGTACGCAGTGCCGAATATGCTCGCCTTCTGCGCGAGGTCTATGTCCTGAGTGTCGCTGTCAGCGGCTCTCAGAAGCTCCAGGAGCGGCTCTATGCCATCGCCGGAATACTTCACCGGATTGCCCGCAAAGTAGCCTACACAAGTGTCTGAGATGTATTTCGCGTGATTGCACACCAGCTTGTTGTTCGCAAGGACTGAACGCTTCTTCCGGCCGCATATCGGGTGATCGCCCTCGTAGTAGCGCTCCAGCAGGTCGTATCTGGCGTGCATGTGCAGGGTATGCTCCCTGATGAATTTGCAGGCGGCCTCCGGCGTGACCGGAGTTTCCCGCGATATCGTGAAGGGCTTTATCATCAGTAAATGCCCATCTCCTTTCTGTTGCCGATTCTGGCTTTCCTGCGCCCTATGTCGTTTTCAAGGGCGTATCTCACCGCGTCAATCGAGTGGTTATCCTTATCCGGGAACTCGTCCCGGAAGCCGCCGTTGCCGTCCGGGATAAGCTCATACCCGCAGAACTCGCGCTTCGCGTTCGGGCAGGTCACCGGGTCGATGACTATTTCCGCGAGGTTCTGGAGCCAGGTTATGCCGTGCTCGACTGACCCCGCGCCTTTCTTCACGGCGGTAATTTTCAGCCCCCTGGCGCGGAGTTCGTCGTTGCTGCGCGGGTCGGCGGATTCGGCGTATATCGCGCCGTTCAGCGGGTTTTCAGCCCTTATCGCTTCCGCGAGCGGGTCGTACTTTATGCCGTAGCGGTAGATCTCACCGAATATGTACAGCCGCCCCTTTTCGAGGGCACAGACGACGTATGCGGTCGGGTCGGCGGCGTAGCCCCAGTCCAGACCTCGATGGATATGCGCGAATCCGGCGCGTTCCTCCGGGGAAATTTCCCGCACCGTGATGTTCGGGAACACCTCGCCGCCGGTGCCGGTGACCTCTCCGAGATACTCGTGCGCGTAGGCGGTGGGGTTGTTCCTGCGGAGGTATTCCGCTTCCGCGATGAACTGCTCCCCGAGCCATTCCGGAGGAACTCCGCGATAATCGGAATGGTGGACGAGCTTATCCGGCGCGGGGACTGTGACCTCTGCGTTTATCCAGTTGCGCTGGGACTTCGGCGGGTTATAGGTGTAGAACACCGTGAATTTACTGCCGCCGCGCAGCAGCGACTGATTTATCGTGCGTATCTCCTCAATCCCCGCGAACTCGTCAGCCTCCTCGTACCAGACGTACTTTATGTACCCCTTGTGCACCTTGGTGGATTTGAGCTTCTTCGGCTTGTCCGCGCCCCGGAACAGTATCCGCTGTCCGGTGGGAGTGTACACAAGCTCCAGCGGCGACAGCTTAGCCTGCCAGAGATGAGAAACGCCGAGCTTGTCTATCGCCCAGAGGAGCTGCTCGTATACGCTGTCCTTGAGGTACAGCCCGACTTTGCGGATAACTACGGCGTTCGCCTGCGGGTCCTTCATCATGCCGAGGGGTATTTCCGCGCCGACAAACGAGGACTTCGTGGAGCCTCTGCCGCCTTTGAGCCAGTAGTGGGTGTGCAGTCCGGCGGCGATATCGCGGTGTATGGGATAAAAAGGCGGCGCGATGATATCCGTCAGATTAGCCATCTGGGATATCGTCCACGATCTGGACTACGCCGCTGCCGGAAACGTTCACCTTGTCGGTAAACAGCCCGAACCGCTTACCGAGAAGCTCGGCGGCTTTCAGGCGCTCGCGCTCGTCCGGGGGCTTCGTGATCGTCCGGGCTTCGGAGCAGCCGTCGCCTACGCTCTCGACAACGACTACGGAAGCTTCGCTCTCCCCGCGCAGCACCGACGTGAGGTACTCCATGACCTCCGCGGCGTCGGCGGTGCGCTCGTTGTGTAGCTGCTCTAGGCGCTCATCAAGGTAGGCTCGAATGCTAACATTTCCTAACAAACGCGCCGAAGCTGCTCCGGCTGCTTTGTCTGATTTCACTGCTGGATATGCGGCTTTATACGCGCGAGTACCGTTCAGATCTATCAGGTATTCGTCGCAGAAGCGCTTCTGTTTTTCGGTCATGGGATTCCTCCTTTCCGGCATAGAAACAGCGCCCTCGCTGAGCTTGGGCGCTTTTCAGTATTTCATGCTACCATTATAGCACAGGTAAGCCGAACAAAACGAACAACTTACAGTTTATCCATAAATCTGCTGTAAATCATGCGCACTCCGTCCGGCGAATTGTTCCCCCCGACCTCATAGGCGACGCGCGTCCAGCCGAACAGGCTCACGCAGCGGTAGTAGACTATCTGCCGGGTCAGGCTGTCGGGAATATCGTAGATGAACGCAACAGCTTCGTCGCGGCGCTGCTGAATCTCCTCGCGCTTGAGCTCTATGCGGCGCTCAAGGTCTACGCGCCTTTCGGCAAGCTCGCCGACCTTGTCCGATGTTCCGGACCCGCTCCCGGCGTTCGGCTGCGGCGACCTCACCAGCGAACGGCAGCGGAGCCGTTCGAGCTCCTGCTCCCACATACGCAGCTCCCGGTGGAGGTAGTATATCTGTTCTAATTCTTCACGGGTCATCGGTATCAGCCCTCCTGTTCCATTTGTCTGCGGCTTCTTCTATGGTATCACCCCATACAATTCTGTGGCACATATGGCAGCGTATAAACCATTTGCCATTTTCGCCTTTTTCGACCTCTGGGCAGTAATACCTGTCCCCGCACGAGCAGCGTTTAAGGTTTTCAACCTCGTTTTCGTCCATCTTAGCGCCGCAGTTGCCGCAGTAATCTGTTGTCTGGGCGTCTTCGCCCTGCTCACGGTCATAGGAGAACCCGCAATTAGAACAGCACGGGTCTTGCGTATGGTAGCCTTTCCAGTACGCATGCACCACCGGCGCGACATCGGCGGCAGGCGTATCTTTCGGAATGACAATGAAATCATTCGCCAGTTCCTCGATGTGAGCATCTGTCCAGACTGGCTCATCATCTTCCGAAACAGAGCTAATGTACCAGTCCTGGAGATAACCCTCGTCTACCGCTTCGTTCTTGTCTATGTATTCACTCATTCCGTGTCCTCCTTTACAGGGCTGTTGAGCCATTTTATAAACGTTGCCACGCAATTCGTTGTTTCACAGCTATACACCTGGCTGCTTATCGGACAAGAACAGCATTCTAAATTCAAATCCACCCATTCCGCAATCTCCTCCGCACTCATGGCGCGTATGCGGTCAAGGTTCGTGCGCGCTTCTGAAGCTGGTTGAGACTGCTGTTCGGGACGCACAAACGATACCGCTGCAAGCGCGTCATTTACGCCTCGCTCATAATAATTCGCACAAGCATTGGCTTGTTCCTGTTCTAAACGGCGCCGTTTGTCGTTCTCTGCGAGCAGGCGCTCTTTAATTTCTTTCAATTTTTCGTTAGTCATTCCCCGCACTCCTTTCCGAGCCATTCCGTCAGCAGCTCCTTATCCCTGCCGCATATCACTGCCACCGAACAATCATCTTCGTCCGTAATCTCCATAAGACTGTCCGAAATGATATCCGCTACATCTTTGTCCTCGTACTCAGAAAATCCGAGTGCAGCTGCGAGATGCTCACGATTAGTCATTCCCGCTCACCTCCACATAGCGCCACGACTGCGGCGGCTTTGATATCTCGCAATCTTCCCATTCACAATAAGCTGGTTCTTCCAAGCTACTTGTGCAATAATACTTACAATTCTCGCAATTGTGCGAGCACGGCTTTTCAAAAAGGCTCAATTCCTTCGGCTTTTCGTAAATTTTCAGATTGGAGATATGCCAGCCCCAAAACGTCTTGCAGAATCCCTCGCCGATGTACGCCTTAACATCATCGAACGTCATGCAGCACGAACGGCAGAAATCACAATCATTGGGATTGTCTGCTTCGTTTGAGGTAAGCACTTTGAAATCTCTGCGATCATCGTCATCGGGGAAATCATCATCGCGAAATATCTGCCGAATATCCTGGTAAACATTATCTTCCTTGCAAAACTCAGCTTCATACTCGGAGATACTGTCGCAGATAAATTCTCCAATGACTTTCTGCTCGCAAGGGTTTGAATACTTCGAACTTGTTTTGATGAATACCGGTTTTCCGTGGTAAATCACGCCGTAGTTTTCATCGCCATCTTTCATTACATCCATCAACTGGTCTTTGCTCTTCGATTGGTATATGTAACACTTGAACGGTGTTTCAATCTTTGGTCTGGTCTTGCGTACTTCAATGGTTTTCTTACCGTTTGCGATAAGCCCACACCATTTTGGCTGTATGCTCAGCAGTATTGCTTTTTCTTTCATCACTGTTCACCTCCAGCAGTTCCGGGTTGTCGTAGATCCCACGCATTTATATCCTCCAATCTGACCCGCAAGTGCGGGACTTCTCCGTAAAGCTTGACAACACGAGCGTCACAAACGCACTTATCATCGTCGTAAGCCACGCCGTTCAGCGCGTCGCAGACGAGCTTGCCGATGTTGTCCCAGTCCGGCTTTTTGGTCGGACGAATCTTCCCGCTGAGCATATCAGCCCGACGATACTTCGGAGTGCTTTTCGGAATACCCATCACCGCGATTATTGTGATTCTGATTTCCGAATCCTCAGGGAACTTGTGTCCGCCTGCTCTGCGGTACGCCCACTGGATAAGCTGTTCATGCAGCTTCGTCTCCTTCGGCGTGTATGTAGTGCCGGAGACCCGGCTGTGTCTCGGTCTCTGCTTCCCGAACGGCTCGCCCGGAACCGTGAATTCAATCTGCATTCTATCCCTCCTCCGAATACTGCTTTCTGAGTTCTTCCATGACGTCTGCCGGATCTATGCTGCTGTTCACCTCTGGAACTCCGTCGGCAATCAGCCACTCGGCTATTCTCGCGTAGGAGATTCCGCCGGATATCCCCTTGCGCTGCTGCCAGTTCTGGTATTTCTGCTCATACAAGGCAACAGCCTTCTCTCCGTATTTGCGCACAAGCTGTTCACGAGTGGGGGAAGGGGCAGGCGGCGCAGCCGTCCTGCTTTCCTTTTCTTTTAATTTCATTTCATTTCTTTTCTTTTCATTTAGGGAAGAAATATCGCCGTTTTTTCCGGAGTTTTCGCTGCTTTTTCCGGAAATATCAGCGTTTTTTCCTGAATTGCCTATATCTGAATCATCGAGAGGAATAATTACATACTCTAAGACAGGAAAAATATCCTTACGTTTCAATGACTTTGCCGCTTTCAGATATCTCTTCTGGATTCCGCGAGAAGTCAGTATTCCGTATTTTGTATACATTTCCTTGTCGAACAGCGATTCATGATTTTTGGATTCTCTGAGCGCAGCGGCGACAACCTCACGAACAACATCAACACCCACAAACGCCTCACGGTTTGCAAACCTTGACGCCACCCTGTCGTTCCACTCGCAATAGTATCCGTGTATACCATAAATCTTCTGAAAGAGCTTGATTATAATACCAAGCCCTTTCATACCGAACATATCTTCTATTTCCTCAAGCTTATCATCAAACCGGCAATCCAGAGAGAAGTACGGTATACCCTCTGTCATGCATGCTCTCCTATCAGGACGGGTACGGGTCGCTGCCCGCGCTTGCGAAGTCTGCTGTCGTAGTTGCCGGAGCTTCCGGAGAAGCGTTCTGCTCCGTTTGAGAAGCAGCCGGAGCCGTATCAGCGGTGGGAGTATTCCCGGACTTCTCGCCTGTGAAGCTTACGCGCTCGACGTTTATCTCATACCATGTGGACTGGTTCCCGGACTTATCCGTGTATGGGCGCGTCTGGAGTTCTCCCTCAACGAGGATCATACGACCCTTGTCGAAGTACTTACTGACAAGCTCTCCGGTGGAGCGCCATGCCACCACGTTGAAAAAATCCGTCTTTCGCTCCTCACCCTTCTGCTGGAACCGTCTGTCAACGGCTATCCGGAACGTGCAGACGTTCACGCCATTCGGGGTCGTTTTCAGCTCCGGATCAGAGCAGATACGCCCCATCATTATCACTTTGTTGTACATTATCGTATCTCCTTTGACATTCCGTGTTCTGCCAGCCATTTTTCCGCCTTTGCAACAAGCTCGGGCGGAGCCGATGTGACATTGCAGATACACTTGTTCACCATCGCCCAGAATACGGTTTCATTATCTGGTATCGGCACTCCGTATTTCTGCATATATACCTTTATCTTCGCTTCATCGTACGAAAAAAGGGCTTTATTACGCTCTTTTACAAACTCCTCAAATGAGGTATTACTGAAATCCGCCACAATTACGCCTCCTCAATATCCGCTTATATTTTCCGCCGCGCGGGACTGCAATTTACTGCATTTCTGCGGAGTTTTCCTCGGGTTCGTCCGGAGAATCGCTATTCACGATGATCTCCGAATCATCCGTAGGCTCGCCGAGGAGCTTTCCGGGCGCTGCCTCATCGGACAGCGCATTGCTCATCTCGATGGACATGATCCCGTAGTGCGAGAGCAGATTCCGCAGCACTGTCTTTATAGCCATTTCGTCGAAGTTGTCGCGCCATATCGCGCTCCCTTTCTGGAAAGCCTTGCTGTACTTCTTTACATGCTCGGTCAGCTTTTCGCGGCTCCAGTAGTAGGTCTTGCTGAATCCGTTCAGCGTTTCGATATACGCGAAGTAGCCTATGATCTTATCGGACACACGCTCGCCGGATATATCCACCGCGCCGGTCAACTTGTCCTCGCTTTTCAGCTCGCCTTCGTATACCTTTCCGGCGTTGATGTAACGATACTCGCCGGTCCTCATCGCAAGCTGTATGTATCCCTTGTATCCAAGCTGGAACTGCGGTTTCGGAACGCCGTGGTCCTTGTACGGAATGATGTAAGCGAATCCGAGCTGTTTCTCAACAGGGAGCTTGAGCGCCGCTGCTTTCAGCGCCTCCGCGAGTACCGCTCTGGGCTCGCACTGCTGGAGCAGCGTATCGTTGTTAAACAGATTCATTACGGACGCCGCGAAAGCTCCGGCGTTCTTGTCGAGCGTGCTCTTAAGGGTCTGCTGAATCGCTCCGTTGTTCAGCAGGCTGTTGAGCATCTGTGCCGGAGTAGCCTTTGCTGGGGCTTCCTGCGGCTTTGTCTGAGCCGCGGCGGCGATAACGCCGTTTGTGTTGGTCGTAGTGGTCATGATTCTTTCCTTTCCGATATCTTGAATATCATCGCTTTGGTTTCCTTAAGGTATTCTGAGTAGATGTCCGGGCGCTCTGCCTTGAGGCGCTTGCTGTCTACAGTAGATCGGCTCTGCGGCTTGTATGAGATGTGCCAGTCAACTGTCAGGCCATCTGTATTGCCATCGAGAGCTGTCTGGAGCTTCTGTTTGAGAGCCTTTTCCCGGGTTTCGAGTTCCTTTTTCTGAGCCATCACGGCTGCAAGCTCGGCAGCTTCGTCGTTCTGCTCAAACATAGCGATAGCGTTGTCCTGCCAGTCAGGGTACAGAGCTTTCAGAGTGCGTTCGGCGCTTTCGGAGCCGTCCGGTTCAGGGCGGATATCCGGTTTTATACAGTCGTTCCAGAATGCTATTTCGGATCTCAGCAGCGCCGCGCACTCGCTATCGTTCCGCTCGATGGTGAACCAACGGAACCTTTGCCCGCCGATGAGTACCGCAAGATACATGCGGTCGTACCCCATGACGTTCATGTAATGGCAGCACTGGCAGTAATAGTACAGCGGGATCTCGCCGCTGTCGAAATCAGCTTTGGCGAACGCTGATGTTGTCTTGCACTCCAGTCCGGCATTCTCGCCAATGATCTCACGGTCGACGTTCGCGGTTATGAAGTCGTATTCATCGTGCTGGAATATGTAGTTGCGGCGGCGGACCTTCTTTCCGGCAGCCTCGCAGAACCGTTCTGCAACGTACTGCTCCAGATCGCGCCCGGTGCGCATTGCCTCGTTGTCCTCGGTTTCCGGCATGCGCCCGGTCTTGTCCGCCCAGAGCTCGATCTTCGAGCGGTACGGGGTCAGCCCCATTACGACCGCCGCGTCAGAGCCTCCGAGCCCTGTCCTGCGGTATTCCAGCCATTCCTCGCGGGTGATGTCTGTGGTTTTTACTAGCTTTCTAGGCATTACTGTTCCTCCTCTGGTTCGTCGGCGCTGAGCCACGCTTCCTCGCAGAAGCAGTCATAGCAAAGCTGCTTCCCGTCAAGGAATCTCAGCTCGTCCCGGTCGTATTCTCGCTCGCACTCGTCGCAGTACCACACCGGCACATTCCTGTTCGGGCAGGAACTGCCCATACACGGTGCCCCATCAGGGCAGCCTACGCAATGATCTTCAATTCTTAGCATGTTACTTCTCCTTTATGGTCGATAAAATGCCCTGGAGTATCTTTTCGCGCTCCTCCGGCGATTTCTCGCCTGCGTCTGTGAAATGGGTCATGATTTATCCTTTCAAATCTCCGAATGTAAGCTGCCCGCCTACGTTCTTGCACATTGTTTCTTCCGCATTCTCAACGTTCGCCACCATCTGGCGGTAATAGCTTTCTTTCAGCTCGCAGGCTATCGCACGTCTGCCGAGTGTCCTCGCCACATACGGCACGCTGCCGATACCGCCGAAAGGTTCAAGCACGATATCCCCGGGGTTAGTCCAGAGCTCAATACAGCGGCGGATAACCTCAAGCTGCAAGGGGCATATATGCCGTTCGTCCTTTTCTTCCCGGGCTGAATTCTTCTGGAGCGTATCGGACTGCCGGATATCCATCCACACCGGGCTTGCGTACTGCTGCCAGACATCACAGGGGAAGCTCTCATCTGTGTGGGTCACGCGCTCCGGATTATCGCCAGGCTTCCTCATTGTGAGTATGTAGTCGGGTATTCCCTGGCGGTTCATGGCGCTGTCTTTCTTTATCTGCTTGTGGAGCAGTCCGAGCGCCTTTGTGCGCTGCATTTCCGTGACCGGGTTCTTCCATATCGTCACGCGGCTGTGATAGATGAACCCGCAGTCCTCGAACACCTGACGGAGTATCGCTGGAAAATCTTTCAGCCCGATAACGCCGTCGCGCTCCTTCATCTTCGGGAGATCCATGCAGTGGAACGACAGCAGCCGCCCCGGCATAGTCACGCGGTAGAGCTCCGCCGCAAGATACTTGAAATGCTCGTAGAATTCCTCGTCGTTCTTGCAGTTGCCCATATCCCGGTCGCTGTTGGAGTAGGTGTAAAGGCTTGCGAACGGCGGCGAAAATATCGTGTAATGCACGGAATCGTCCGGCAGTCCCTTGATTATCTCGCAGCTATCTCCGTGATACAGCGCGTATTTCTCGCCGATTGTCTGGTTTATTACATCAGGCATAGTGTTTCATTTCCTCCCATTCAGGAAGCCGCATTGCCTTGTGCGGCTCATATTCAGTGGATATTCTCACCGTTGCTGTAAGTTCGCGGCGGGTAATATCCTTTGTGAGTTCGATAAGATGTTCTTTCATCTGCTCGTTGTCGCGCTGCTTGCGCTCGATATTTTCTTTGACTGCGCCCTCCTGCGCTGAAATGATGATATACACGTCAACATCGGACTTCTGCCCGAATCTCCAGCAGCGGCGCACAGCCTGATAGTAAGCTTCGAAGCTGTCCGAAAGCCCCACGAAAACGACCTTGTGGCAGTTCTGCCAGTTCATGCCGTAGCCTGCGATTTTCGGTTTTGTGACAAGGCATTTCAGCTTTCCGGCGGCGAAGTCCAGCATGGAACTCGTCTTGAATTCCGGAGTGTCTGAGCCCTGTACATTCACGCTGCCGGGTATCAGTCGGTGAAGCTCGTCCGCTTCAGCGTTGAGGTCGCACCAGCACAGCCAGTTGTCATCAGAAGAATTAACCAGGTCAGCGGCGGCCTTGCAGCGTTCCGTGAGAGAATCCCTGCGGGCTTCGCGGCGCTCCGTAAGCGACAGGGCGACGTTTTCAGTCTGCTCGCCGTCAACGACTATCTCGTGCACGCTGAGCTTCGGCAGGTCGTAGCCCTCGCACGTATAGCCGAGCTTCTTCGGGTCGTCCATGACTACGCACCAGCTTGACAGCCAGCGCCAGAAAAGGTCTGCGGCATGCCCTTTGAGCCGCCATTTCGAGGTCTCACCGCCGTCGTGAACGAAATACATCGCGAGCATTTCCGCGCGGGTCATCACTCCGAGAAATTCAGAGTGGTTGCCGAGTTCCATGTAGTCGTTCGGCGCGGGAGTAGCAGTGCAGGCGAGCTTGTAGGGCGTTTTGCTGAACATTCCGATTATCTGGTTGCGTATCTTTCCGGAAAAGCTCTTGATAATGCTGCTTTCGTCCAGAACTATCGCTGTAAACTCAGAAGACACGAACTTGTTCAGCTTTTCGTAATTTGTAATGTTCACAGAATCGGCGGTCACGTCAGTCTGCGAAGCGCAGATGTTCACCCTGATCCCGAACTTTTCGCCCTCGCGCTGGGTCTGCGCAGATACCGCCAGCGGCGCCACTATCAGGACTTTACCGCCTGTCCTGTGGCGTATCTGTTCAGCCCATTCGAGCTGCATTGCGGTCTTTCCGTCGCCGCAGTCCGCGAATATCGCCGCACGGCCCTTCGCCAGCGCCCACTTTACAATGTCGCGCTGAAAGTCGAATAGCATGGGGTTGAGTTCTTCCTCGGGGACGGTTATTCCGGAAGATGTTGCTGTTATCGCTTTGCTGGCGATAAAATTTTCATAGGATACCCGGCTTTTATATTCTTCTTTCATTTAATACCTCCACACATCTCCGGCAAGTTAGCCCGTACCAGCGCCGCGGGGACTGGCGGTGTGACCGCGTTTCCGCACCGGGCTGTCTGCTTTGATTTCGGATATGGTCTGCCGCTGTCGTCATGGTCAATTATGTAATTTTCCGGGAAGCCCTGCGCATTGAACAGCTCACGCGGCTGGAGCATGCGCATTTTTATGTCCGTGATGATGTATTCTTCGCCGTGTATCGTCACCAGGGCAAAGCGGTCTTTTGTGGTGACGGTGTCCAGCGGGCTGTCTACCGGCTTTGGCGTTCCGTTGGAGAAATACTTCACGAGGAACGCCTGTACTTCTGCGTGGTGCGACCCTCCCGCCGTTATCGTTGCCAGCGGTTCGTCTGCCGGCTGACCATCCATGTTGTTCCGCAAGGTCAGAATATGCGCCGTTATAAGGCTGTTGTGGTCGTGCGCGGTAACTGTGTCAAGGGGCTTGCCCGCGCCGCTCCCGGCTCCCTGATAATTCCCGCCGTAGTTCTTCATGATGTGAGCGACTGAAAGCGCGTATCTGGGCGAGGTATCTACTGTCATTAACGGTTCGCTCAGCTCCTGTCCGCGTACTTCATCGCTTGTGGTCTCGCTGTGATACTGTATCAGTGTCGGCGCGACAACGCCATAGCCGTTTTTCGCTGTAACTGTTCCGAGTGGTTCGTCCGCTTTCTGCCCCCGGAAGCCCTCACCGGAATGATTGACCGTCACGATGAACGGATCGGGATTATTTATCACGAACTTTTCAATGCCCCGTGCTATGCGTCGGAGCGTGTTTTCCGCAAGCGGCTTGTCCCGCTCGAAAATGCTCTGTGCGGGAATGCTCCAGTCGATACACTCGGCGGCGGTGTGGTATGGCTTCAAGCCCTTGCCATTCCCGTGTGTAGGCTTCGGGAATACTATGGGATTTCCGTCGCACCGGGCTATAAGATAGAAACGCGTGCGCGTTGTCGGCGCTCCGTAATCGCAGGAGCGGAGTATGCGGTATTCCGCATTGTAGCCCAGTCCCTTTTCAAGCCTTGCCGCTTCGGGGCTGTCCGGGCTTATCTCCAGCGTTGCGCACATCTCCGTGAATGCCGGGTGGTCGTGCGGGATTCCTGTTGTGAGCGCCTTTATGAAGCCGTCAAAAGTTTCTCCGGCGCGCTCCTTTATGGGCTTGTTATCAGCCCCGAGGGGACCCCAGGTGCGTATCTCCGGGACGTTCTCCAGCATGATGACGCGCGGACGGACTTTCAGCGCCCAGCGTATCGTTACCCACGCCAGCCCGCGAATGTTCTTGTCAACGGGCTTCCCGCCCTTTGCTCTGCTGAAATGCGTGCAGTCCGGGGAGAACCACGCCAGCCCTACCGGATTTCCGGCGCAGGCTTCCGACGGGTCTACCTGCCAGACGTCCTCGCAGTAATGCCGCGTGTGCGGGTGGTTTGCGCGGTGCATTGCGATGGCGTCGGGGTCGTGGTTTATTGCGATGTCTACGCTCCGTCCTGTCGCCATTTCTATGCCCGTGGAAGCTCCGCCGCCTCCGGCGAAATTATCTATTATCAGTTCCACTTGACTTTTCCTTTCGCTCATGGTATAATGAGCATGTGAATTATTTTGTTTGCCGCTTCCCGAATTGCCGTTCAGGAGCGGTTTTTCTTTTTCTTTACCCAGTTAGACTTCAACCTGCTCGAAGCCCACAGCGGGTAGCCGCTTTCCTGCGTGCATTCGGTGTATGAGTGCTTCGCAGGGCAGTCGTTCTTGTAGGCGCAGGTGCCGCAGTTGACCGGGTCACTGTCTGCCTTGTCTATCGTTGCTCTGTTGTACGGCATGGCTTGTCCTCCTTTCCGTCGATTTCTTCGGGAGGAATGCTCCCTTGAACGACCACACCATCACTACGCACATCAGAGCTACGAAGATGTCAGCGCCGTTCATGCTGTAATCTGCTCCTGCAAGGTGCGCGGCTGTCCAGCGCAGGTGGAAGCCCACCAGGGCGGCTATCAAATAGGGTATGTACTTCTTCATGCCTCGCCCTCCTCCGCAAATTTGAAAATCACGTCCAGGAGCACCGGCTCGTCAACCCTGCCATCGCGTACGATAACGTACCTCTTTCCGTCCTTGTAGATCGCAGCATAACGGATTTCAGAGCTTCCTGTCTCGACTTCTGTGTCTGCGCCAAACCACCGGAGCAGTTTGAGGGTTTTGCGGAACGCATTCACATAACCGTCAGCCTGGTCAAACCAGTTGTGCATTTTGGCTATGCGGGCGAAATTAACCGAGCTTATAAGCTCTGCATAAAATTCGGCAGCCATGTTTTTGTCAAAGTTTATTTCGTATTTCATGCCTTGTTTCCCTCCTTATCAAGAATCAGCACCATCTCGCCGTAGCTGACGTGCCGCTCTGCTGCGAGTGCTATGACCTGCGAAATAGTGAGCACGCCCTCCGGCTTTGTGCTCGGCTGTCTGCGCTTCGGGCGCTTCTTATAGAGCCGGTCGTACTCGCGGCAGTGGTCGCACTTGGTGAACTTGTTGCTGGCTGAAAGCTGGATTTTGCAGTCAACGCACCTGCGCTCCGCCTTGAGTTTTGCGTAGCGTTCTGCGTAGGTCATGACTATGCCTCCATAGCTTTCAGCTTCTTAAATCTGCGTTCCAGGTCTGTGATGTTAAGCCCCCAGGCTTCGTAGGCTATCTCCGTGTTCACGCGCTGAGCATTCCAGACCGGAGTGTTTCGCTCGGTCATTATCGCCAGAGCCTTGTTTTTCAGGCTCTTGATGGTCGCGGGCGCGAGTTTCCCGAAAAGCTCCCTGATGTCGCTGTTGGAAAGCTCTATGCGCTCGTAGTACAGCCGTATCGCAGTTTCCAGAGATGTTATCTGCGGTACGCGGACTGTCGCTGCTGTTGATGGCATTGTGATTACCTCCCTAAAAATTCCTCGATAGTCACACCGAATAAAAGCTATCCTCGTGCGCTATCTGCGTGCCATTAGGCAAAAAATAGTCAACGACCTCTCTTATGGGGTCGTTTTCTGTTCCTGCCCCTGCAGTGCTTCTTACTCTGATTACCGATATTAACTCCGCTGATACCGTTTCCACCTCTCTTACCCCCTTTCGTTGGTATTAGGTATTCCTCCTTATCTGCTGTGAGCGACCAGCGCCGCTCCCTTGATCATGTAGTAGATTTCCTGCCTGATCTCGGGCGGGAGCCGCATGAGCATTCCGCAGGTCTTGAGCAGATCTTCCGGCTTGTCCGTCATGGATTCGCAGATTTCGAGGAGCTGCTCCTTTGTAAGCTTCTTTTCTGCCATATTGTGTTTCACCTCCTTGTTCGCCCGGGGTTGTGACCGGGCCCCGCATTACCGGAGTGGGGATTTCTCCCCGCACCGTCACTCTGCGTTACACTAATTCGTCGAGAGCTTTTCTGAGCACGTCGTGCTTGAATTCGCTGTTCTTCACAAACTCGTGACTGTTAATTCTTGCAAAGCCTATTCTGTCAAAGCCGTTGTCGTTGTACGTTCCGACGTCCGTGTCAGCGCCAAGCGCTTTAAGGCTCCTTACCACACACTTGAATTCCGTCGTTACACGAAGGTTTCTGCTGAGGTCTCCGTTCTTAAAGTGCGCCTCGGAAAGATGGAACAGCTCCCAAAGTCCCATGTATGTCTGGTCTGCTGTCTGCTCAGTAAATTCGATTTCGTATTTCATTTTTTTACCTCTCAAAATCGTTTTGTTAGCTTTCGGATTCCGTGTCAGTGATTATATTATAGCAAATGCATCGCTATTTGTCAAGTAAAAATAGCATTGTTGTTGCTAAAATATTGCACAAATATTGCTATTGCTCCTTGTGCAATATGCAACAATATTGCTGAATCAAGAACTATAGCCTTGACAGCTAGCAATAAAAGTGCTATTATGAACATATGAATGGAGGTGATATAATGGCAATAAATGAAAGGCTAAAAAAACTCAGAACAAGTCGTGGACTGAGCCAAAGCGAAATGGCTGATAAACTAGGCGTAAGCTTAAGTTCTTATCAAAAATACGAACGTGATAAAGGAAGCGTTACTCCGTCCCTTGATGTTCTAGTTCGAATCGCTGATTATTATGATGTAAGCGTGGATTATTTGCTTGGACGTGCAAACAAGAAACAGACCGAGCTAGATGAATTGATAGGGCAGTTCAACATGGGTCTTCTTGAAAAGAAGATCGTTGAAAACTATCTCAGCCTCGAGGAAAAAATGCGTGGGCAACTTATGGACTACCTTGAAAAAGCTGTCAAGGAAGTCGCTGCGGAAAGTGCTAAAATTGCAGAAAGCAATAATCAAAACATTTATCTGAAAGCTTCCCGGAGCGCAGACGATCGCGGACCGGAGATCGTAACGCTGACGCCGGAGCAGAAAAAGCGGCTGGACGAAGCTCCGGACGAAACGCAGAACCCTGACAATGACATCTGATAAAGCGCTATAATTCGACTTCCACAGGGTACAATATCCTGTGGAGGTGAATTATTATAGATTCCTATAAGCTTTATAAAGATGCACGCGACGCGTCGTGGAACTGCCTTATACGCACCGGAACGTCGGCAATGCCGGTTAAGGTGCTGAAAGTGGCGGCGTTCTATGGTATCAAAGTCGTGAAAAACAGCAGCATTCAGGTGCTGGACCCAAAAATCTCCGGCTGTACGCTGCTCGACAGCGCGGGGAACTGGCAGATAGTGTATCGAGATGAAGAAGTCCGGGGGCGCACGCGCTTCACGGTCGCTCATGAACTCGGGCATATCCTGCTCGGGCATGAGCTGGCGCCGGACAAATCCGGACATTTTCGGACAGCTTCGGACAGGCGCGAACCTGCGGAGACCCAGGCGGACGAGTTCGCGGCGAGACTTCTCGCTCCTGCCTGCGTGCTCTGGGGACTGGAAGCCTACGAGCCGGAGGAAATAGCCCGTATCTGCGATATCTCAGCGGAAGCCGCAGGGTATCGTGCCAAGCGCATGAAAGAGCTGCGAGGGCGCGGGAAGTTTCTCACTTCGCCGTTAGAGCGGCAGGTGTTCGAGGCTTTCAAGCCGTGGATCGAGCAACAAAAAAGCCGCCCCGAATAAGGGCGGTATTACATAGTTTGAAAGGTGATTAATATGGTATTAGGATTATTGTCATTATTAATAGGAATAGGACTTGTTATTGCCGCACTGTCAGGAGCTGGAACTATAGCGGCGCTTATCGGCGCAATATTCGTCATAATAGGAATAATTCTGTTATGCACCAAGTGTACAGGTGTTGTTGCAGCGCCTCCCGGAAAGCAGGTTATATCCGCATTCCCTTGCACTCACCTTTCAGGGCTGCCTCTTGGCGAAGTGCAGTGCTATGCCCGCGCATACGATACCAGGATAGTTTTCAAAAAGGAACAGAGCACGTTTGAGTTGCCGTATGAAAAGATAGTTTCCGCCGAGCTTACCGAAAAAAACAAACTGGTAGGCGCTTCTGCTGGTTCGGCAATTGCAGGCGCTGTAATGTTTGGCGCTCTGGGCGCCATCATTGCCTCGCGCCCCAAGAACAAAAAAGAAAATATACTGATAATAACCTATGTTTCTGGCGATGAAAACAAAACAATAGTCGCTGCGGTTGACATCTCTGAATGGGGTGCCGCGAACAAAGCGGTAAACGCTATGAAGAAAAATATAACAGTATCCCAGAATGTTGTACTTTGAGGAGGCGCGAACACCATGTTTAAAGACGATTTCCACACATTCCGGAACAAAGTACAGCAATATTCCGACAAGTTCGACACCATGACCGAGGAAGCCACGAAGAACGCAATAATCATGCCGTTTCTCGTTCTGCTCGGCTATGATGTGTTCGACCCGGAAGAAATAATCCCGGAGTACACCTGTGATGTCGCCGGAAAGAAAGGCGAGAAGATAGACTATGTTATCCTGCACGATGGAGAGCCCACGGTCCTCATCGAAGCCAAACGCGCCGGGTTGAAACTCCAGAAACAGCAGCAGGGACAGCTCTATCGGTACTTCTCAACGAACCGCTGCCGCCTTGCTGTCCTTACAAATGGAATTACATACAGCTTTTTCAGCGACATTAACGCCCCGAACGTTATGGACGATGAGCCTTTCCTCTCTTTCAACATTCTTGAAGATGACGAAGAACTGTTTCTTTCGTCTCTGGAGCAGTTCCATAAATCAGTTTTCAACGTCAAGGACATACTCACAAAGGCTGTATTTCTGAAATACCTCAAGGTAGTTGAACAAACGCTCCGCAGTGACCTTATCAACCCCAGCGACGAGCTGGTCAAGTATTTTCTTTCCCGCCCGGAAATAAAGACCGGAAATCGCATTACCGCGCAGATGATAGACAAGCACCGCGCAGCTACCAGAGAAGCCATGCTGAAAGTTATGGGCGCAGTGATATCTGTGAACACCGCTGCGCCTGAGCAGGCTCCGCAGACTGACACCGGACTGAACGATATCATCAGCAGTCTACCTGCGGGAAATGAGTACCGCGCTTCTGATGTCTACGGCGTGACGAATATTCAGGTGATTCGGGACGGGAGGGTCATAGGCAGGCTCAGAGTTTCCACATATCATGGCAAACCGAGATATGACTACACAGAGCTCGGAGGTAGCGGGAAACTGCATTTTCTCACCGACGCAGATGAATGCGAAAAATATCTTGATCTAGCTACTGTATAAAAAAACTCCCCCTGCCCGAAAGGACAGGGGGAGCCTACTAGAAAGGAGAAAACCATGCCAGTAAACAAAACCGGCGTTAAAAAGAACGGCTTGCAGCAGTACCGAGTTCGTGTGAACTACACCGACGCAGCGGGAAAAAACCACCAGATAGAGCGCACCGCCTACGGACTAGCGGAAGCGAACGCGCTGGAGCAGTCCCTGATAGCCGAGTACAAGGATAAGAAGCAGACCGTTTCGCGCATGACCGTCCAGCAGCTCTACGACGAGTACGAGGTCTACCACAGCCACGAAACACGCAAGACCTCCCACGACAGCGCGATGAAGAACCTACGGCTCCGGGTAATGCCGACTATGGCAGGATATCGCCTTGACAGGCTCTCGCAGCCGGTCCTCGCGAAGTGGAAGAACGACATCGCCGCCAACGAAAAGCTGTCCATAACCACGAAGCAGAACGCATACGCGGCGTTCGTAGCTATGCTGAACTACGCCGTGAAAATGGAGTACCTTGTGCGGAATCCCCTGAGCGCCCTCGGGAACTTCAAGGCTCCCGACACGATTGAAAAGCCTGCGGACAAGCTGCACTACTACACCTCGGAGCAGTTCCGGGTGTACATCGCTGAAGCAAAGAAAAACGCCCGGACCGTTACGGACTGGGCGTACTACGTATTCTTTTGTATCGCGTTCTACACCGGGGCGCGCAAGGGTGAGATAAACGCCCTGAAATGGTCGGACATTGACGGGAATATCCTGCACATACGCCGGAGCATTTCGCAGAAGCTCAAGGGCGGCGATGTCGAGGGCCCTCCGAAGAACAAGTCCAGCTACCGCGATCTCCAAATTCCCGCGCCGCTGATGAAGATTCTCGCCGAGCATAAACGCCGCCAGCAGGAATCCTCCCGGCTGTTCAGCGAGGACTACCGCGTGTGCGGCGGCGAAGCTCCCCTCCGGGACACTTCCATCGAGAATCATAACAAGATTTTTGCAAAAGCCGCCGGGCTTCCTCATATTCGCATTCACGACTTCCGGCACACTCACGCTTCCCTACTCGTCAACGAGGGGATAAACATTCAGGAGATCGCGCGCAGGCTCGGACACTCCGACGTGCAGATGACCTGGAACACATACAGCCACCTTTACCCCCGGGAGGAGGAACGCGCCGTCGCTATCCTCGACAAGATCTCCCCGGATTAATTTTTTTTGCTGTTTTTCGGGGATTTTTCGGGGATAAAAATAAAAGAACCGCACAGCAATGCGGTTCTTTCGCTATATGGCGGAGAGGAAGGGAATGAAATTACGGTTTCAAGCACATCAAAATTGTAATTCCGCAAGCCACACAAATCGCATTGTTAAGCCAAATCAGAGCGCTGTGTATAAATCCTTGTTCAAGTGAAAAAATCTGTTTTTCGAATTATTTGGGGATTTTTCGGGGATTTTTGCAAACAGAGAAATCCCCGGAACCAGCGCCCCGGGGATAAAAATAACCGCCCCAGCCTTGGCGAGCAGGAGCGGCGCAATCCGAATATTTCTATCCGAACCTCAACAAAGATATTATAGCAGATTTACGGCTGCTTGTCAACCTTTACGGAGCACCCAAGCCCCCGGAGCTTCGCGGAAACCTCGTCCGCCTTGCTCCGCCCGACGGAGATCTCGGCGGTGATCCTGACCTGCTTCTCCGGCGCGACTATTGCACGGAACCAGTCCATGTTCTTCCCGAACCTGGCGAGCCAGTGCTCCGGGTCGCCGTGGTTGGAAGCGTAACCTCGGGCGCAAGCTTCCTTGTGGCTGATGATGTTTCCCGGCTTGATTGTCGGGTAGTTCTTCATGAGCCGCTGGCAGAGGTCAGCGGCAAGCCCGAAGGCCTCCTCGAAGTAGGCGCGGTCGTTCAGCGCGTCCTCGGCTATTTCTATCTGGATATAAGCCGGGGCGTAGTTGTAGCTGCCTTTCGAGCCAGAGCCGCAGCCCCAGCAGCAGACGTTCCAGGGAAGCAGCTTAGCCGCTTTCACTTCGCCGTTCTTGTCCTTGCCTATGACCGCGTGCGGGCACACATCGGAATCCGCACGGTCGAAGTAATTCCTGTAGGGATTCTCCCCGCAGATCTCCGGCGCGTTGACATAGCGCTTGAGGTTCGGATTGTCCGCCCCGGTGCTGTGGATTATGATACCTGCCGGGCTGCCTGTTGGCATGGGGCGGGCGGCTTTGAACGCTCCATTGTTCCGGGCGTATGCTTCAAAGGTTATCGCCATCGTCGCCACCTCCGTTTTCTCTGCCGCTGTCGGCGAGACCTTCTCCTATCACATAGCCTACGACCGCCGCGCCGCTGAGTATGCAGCCGGAAACGGTTTCCGCTGTCTCGGACGACCCGCCGAACGCTACGATAAGTCCAGCGATGAAGCCTGCGAGTGCTACCCAGAGCTTACGGCTTGTGAGCTTTCTCTTCCAGTCAATTTTCATGGTTGTTGCCCTCCAGTCTGTCTATTCTGTGATGTGCCTGCTTTGCGCTGGATTCCACCGCCGTAAGCCGCGTTACAAGGTCAAGATACTGCTGTTCCTGCTTGTCCAGCTTGCGCTTGATGTCGTCCATGCTTGCTTTTATGTACCCGATATCGCTGCGGTATGAGCCGTCCTCGCGATTATCGTCCCGCTTGTTCCGTGCGAACGCCGCCGCGCCAAAAATGATACCGGATATCGCGGCGATTACGCTGATAATTGTGATGATGTTCTCTACAGTCATGTTTCCTCCATTTCCGCAAGCTCCGCGCGGAGCTGCGCTGCTTCTTCCTCAAGCGCCTTGAGCCGGGATTTATCCTCATCTGTTCCGACGCCCGCAACTATTGCAGCAAGTGGGCGTATTCTTTCCCGGTCTATCTCAACGAATCTCCGGGATATCTCGGCGGTGCGCAGCCGATTTTCCCTGGCGGCGCGCTGCTCGTCTGTTTCGCGCGGCTCGATGATGTCGTTACAGTTCTGCGACATATGCGTATCCTCCTGTTACCTGTTTGATGTCCGTTATGGTTCTCATGCTGGGGCGAATGTCCAGCGGGTCGATGTCGTTTGTGGTTCTGACCTGGTAGAATCTCTGGCACTTTGCAAGCTCCGCAGCGTAGTCGGGCGGCACGAACGGCGTCGCCAGTGAACCGCCCTCCAGCTTCGCCCATGCGAGCTTCAGGGAGTTCCCGGCTTCGGTGCCCTTGTTGAAACCGATGGAGACTGCTGATATGTACTCGCTGTCAGAAAGATCTACCGTCACACTGTTTATTCCAGCCTGAAGCCTGGGAGTATAGTAGCTGTCAACGTAGTCCCCGGCTGCGGTCACAGTGCGGATACGCGCGGCCCATACTCCGGTGACGTCCGCTGCCTTGAGAGATAGCGTGTATTTTCCCGGTGGAAGCGGGAATTCGTTGTTCTGCCAGAACGCATGGGTATTTGAAGTCAGCGTTGCTGTAGCAGTCAGGCGGATTCCATTGGTTTCCGGAGCAGCTTTGCACTTATCAGTGGAGATGTACCACCTGTCCACGGTGTAGCCGGTGGAATACTCGTTCTGTCCTCGCTGATTTACCCGGAAATCCGGATTGTCAAGCTCGTTCTTGCCGCTCAGCGTATTCCAGTACGCCTTCTCATCGGCTGTTACGTGGATATCCGTGTCAGCCGCGTGCGCTTCTATGGCGGCTCTGGCTACGCTGTCAGCACCCGAACCGCCGGACTGTGCTGACGTCTTAAAAGGGCATGCTGTGTAATCGCTCCCTATGAGCATCACTGAGCCTATGCCGAGCAGGTACACAGAGCCGCAAGCGCCGTAAATCGCCGCAGCCTGTCCGGCGGGAATTGATACAACGCCGTCAGCGCCTGCCGATATTCCTGCCTCTGCCGAAGCGTACACGACTGCTGTGCCGTCGTTCCTGAGCCAGGCGTTTGTGCCGCCGCTGTAATCTGCCCTGATTTCCGCGCCGGTGAGGACGATTGTTTTTGATGTCATGATTTATCCCTCCAAAAGTACCTTTTTGCCGTTAACATAAATTGTATCTCCGGTGAACGACAACATGTTGTTGCCTGCCTGGAAATTTAAGCCGCCTGAGCTGCCGGTGATGTGTATTCCACCGCCTTTTATGTCCAGGCTGCCGCTGCCGTGATCATCTCCGACATAAATATTCGTACCGCTGCCGCCGCTGATTTTTATACTGCCATATTCGACCTCGATCGCACAGCCTTGCATACCATTTGCGTCCGTAATGCTTAGCCCCAGATACTTCAGCTTTTGCGACCACATTAGCGATAGCTGTTTATCACCGTCAACGCCTTGCGCTGTTATCTGAGTAATGTCGCTGTCCTTGTCTTTGGATAAATAGGCGCATGCGGCGCTGCCGTTCACGTCGTGCAGCATGCCGTCTCCTCCTGACTGGCTGAGCTGCTTCCTCAGCTCGTCTATCTGCTTTTCTGTCTGGGATTTGGGCTGCGTGCGCTGCCTTGATTCTGTAGAAGTCTCCGCAGAGTAGGCCGCTGCCACGGATTCCTCCACTGCTGACAGGGACGAGGGCATGCTGCATTTTATTGTGTGCTGCCCCCGGTACCTCCAGATCTGAGAGGTGATCATGCCCGTTGCATATCCCCGGTCGGTGTCTATAGCGCCGCCCCGCAGCCGGACATAATCCCCGATCTCAAGAGCAGGGTCGCCGGTGAAGCTCGAATCAAAAACGCGGTTCAGGCATTTGTACATCTGCAAAAGCTCATTGTTGAGCACCCCCGCGACAACGTCGTCGGAAAGCTCCGCAAGCAGCGGATTTTCGTTCAGCTCCATAACGGCGAGCTTCTCGCTGCCGCCCGCTGATATCTCACTTGTGGAGTACACCGCAGCGCCGTTTCGCCTGGTGAACAGCTTCGCAATGCAGGTCGTATCGTCCGAGAAATCCGTATTGAAGCGGATATTCCCGGCTATTTCACGCACCGGGACTATTACGCCGCCGTCGTTTCTCTCACATGTGAGCGGCACGAATTCCAGCTCGTTGCTGCGGCTGATCCTCGCAAACGAAGCGGTCATCATGCCGACATACATCAGCAGGTCGCGCTCCGTCTGGACACGCGCTGTGTTGATGTCAGCGGACTGTGTGCCGTTCGGCAGCGCTTCAAACGCCGTCTGTGTCATTCCGAACGAGACCCCCGCCGCGGAACAAGCTCCGCACACAAGCTCGTACAGCGTTCCGGAGCGCTCGGTCGCCTCCACATCGAACAGCGCCATTCCGTCGAACGCGGAAAGCGTTACCGTGTCGTTCCGGCGCTTTATTGAGGAGCCGTCCACATAGAAGCGCCCGAGCGGCACCGTCTCAGACTTCGCAGCCTGCATATCGCTGTCGTGGTACAGAATGAACGCGAGCCGTATCGCCGCGCCGTCAAGGTCGCTGGTTTTCCCCGCGAAGCCTTTAAGGGAGCAGGAAAGCTCCCCGGAGTACACCCCGCCGGGGCGGAAGTCCCCGCGGCCGTTCATTTTCTGCGTTATAGAAAGGGAACCGGCGGCAATATTGTCGTCGGTCAGGTGAATTATAGTGCCGTCCCGGAGCCTTGCCGCGCCGCTTATCCCGGTGTACCGGACCGGCGCTTTTATAAGCTCCCTATAGGTATCTGAAACATTGTACATATCAATACTCCGTGAATGACGTGGTGAAGCTCCACCAGCTCTTTTCCGGGTCGGAAGGCTCCCAGCGGAGCACCTCCGGTTCTCGGCTCGGGTCGGCGTAGCACTCCATCGTGCTGAACTGAACGTCGGCGGGCTGGTTGATGTCGAAGAACCTGACCTGTATCTTCGGGGGCTTGATAGCCTCGCGTATCTTCCGCAGGTCAGGGGTCTGCACTATCCAGGTGAACGACATCTTCCGGACGTCCGACCTGATGATGTCGCGGGTCGCATACATTGATTCCGACCGCCCGGAATTTTTGCTGTCGTAGTCCTTATAGAGCGGCTTGAAGCTGCTCGGCGTGGGCATTTCTAAGCCGTCTATCTTTATGATCGAGGCGGTTTTCTCGGACATTGTTCCTCCTTTCCGGATCAAACGGATCATATTGCAGTTTATCCCAAACGTCAATAGCCGTTTGAACGGGTCTGCTCATTGTTCTGATACTGCGTTGTGTTTTCCGCTATAATTTGCCCGTCCAGGTCAATATAGTTGTGGAACTCTATTATCTGCGGTGCCGCCGAACTGTCGGGGAGCTGCACAGGACCAGTCATCGCGCCGCCGCTGTATATTCCGCTTGGGATGCTGCTCGGCTGTGCGGAATAATCAGCGTAGTCGTAGCCGCCGATCTGCCCTGAGGTCTCAAGCGATTTCTGCAATCCATATGCGTATTCGAGGCTGAATGTGTGATCGTAGCCCATGTCGTCAAAGTACCTCTTGACGGCGCTGTCGGCAAGGAAGTCGCTTTTTACCGAAGTCCATGCGTCCTCTGCGCTTTCGCCCTTTTTCAGGCGCTCTATAAGCGCGGAGTTCATGTCGTCGTACAGCGTTTCAAGCTCGCCGGACATCTGGTCTATCTTCATTACGTCGGCAAGGTCGTCAATAGTGATCTGACCCGTGATGTATTTAAAGAAAAAATCACCCGTGCTTGTTGCTCCGACAGACATCAGCTTATCCTGAAAGCTGTACAGAGCGCTCCCCAGGCTCATGAATATTCCGTCCCAGACCTTGAAAGCCGCCTGCTGTATCGGTGAGGCGAACGATTCTACCGAGTTCTGGATACCGGTCAGGAAATCCTCCACATCACGAAGCGCCTGCTTGTGCTCTTCCGTGTTCTGGTCTGTTCCGAACGCCTGATAGAGCGTACTGCCGATATCGTTCCAGAACTTGGTCCAGTCCTCGCCCCAGAACTTTTTGATGCTTTCGTTCCACACAAGGAGGCTGTCATACTGTTCCTGCCCGGAGCCGAACACAGCCGACCACATCGTACTGAACCCCGTCCCGATATCCCCGAAGGTAGTCGAGAACGTATCCGCCAGCCCGTCCAGGCTGAAATTATTCAGCTCGTCCATGCTGTTGTTTACGCCTGCGAGATCGTCGGTCAGTCCTGCGACGGAATCCTGCGCGGATTCTGCTCCGTCCACTATCGCGCTGAAATCCACGCCGCCGGTGCTGCTGCCGGAATCGAATACGTTCAGCGTATCGATGTCCGCGAGCTTTTTCTTGGCGGTATCCGCGCTCTTGCCCAGACCCTCCATGCTGTCGGACAGGCTGTCCGTGCTTTCGGCTGCCTTGTCGGCTCCGGCGGCGGTATCCTCCATCGCAGCGCCTTCGGATTCGTTCATCTCCCGGGCGGTCGCTCCAACCGAAGCCACGATAGACAACAGTCCCGCCAAAATAACGAGCCACCCCGCCGCAGCCTTCATTATATTCGCGCGCTTTGCTTCCTTCGGAATGAGGATATTGAGCAGGCTGTTCCATTTCTCATTTGCGGCAGTCCACAGGGCATGCGCCTTAGTCGCCGCCGGGATCGCTACAGCGGCGCCCACAGCTATCCCGAGCAGAGTCTTTGCGCTCGGCGACAGACCTATGAGGTATTGCGCCACGCTGTTCAGCCCCTCGCCGAGCGATACGACGAGCGGCGTTATCAGCTCCAGACCGCCGCGCGCCATCGTCAGAAGCGTTGTGGCGGTCGGCAGGAGCTGCGTTCCGAGGTCGGCGGTCATGTTCTCAAGCTGCGCCTTTGCGGTCGTCAGCGAGCCGGAGAACGTATCGTTTTCCCGGGCGTAGTTCCCGGCGGCGTACTCCGTCTTGTCAAGGAACATCTGCATTGCCGCGCTGACCTTCTGCTGGGTCGTTTCGAGCTTGCCGAGCCCCTTTTCCTGCGCATACGCCTGGAGGGTCGTGTCGTTCATGGCAACGCCGAGATTGTCCATCATCGTGAAATTGCCCTTTGCCGCGCCGGTGACGGCTTCCATAGCGTCCTTGACGTCAACGCCCATGATGGAAGCCACATCGGAAGCCCTCTGCATGACCTGCTGCGACATCGCCGAAGCGTATCCGGTATCGAAGCCGGAGCCTTTCAGCAGAGCGCCCATCTTGTTCGCCTTCGCAAGGTAGTCGGATTCCGACAGCCCCATGTCCTTGTATGCGGTCGCGGCGGCTTTCCGCATAGATTCCGCATGCTCCGAGAACACGACCTCCACGCCCCCGAGCTGCTGCTCAAGCTCGCCGCCGGACATTATGCTGTCGCCGATTATCTTTCCGATACCTAGCGCCGCAAGCTTGTGCCCGAGATTCGTGAAGAAATTCCCGATATCATCGGTGGAACGTCTGGACTGCTCCTCCAGGTCGTCCAGCCTTCCTATTACATCGCCGATGGCTTCGTTGAACTTCCGGTCGTTCGCGGAAATGACTATGTTCAGCTCCTCAACGGTCATGACCCGCCTCCTCTCTGTAATGCTGATTGTGGACGGCCGCTATCCTCGCCATCGCCGCCTGCGAGCGCTTCCATGCCGGAGTATCGTCCTGCATGAGCGCCCCGAAATGCCGCTCCGGGGTCTGCGGGAAGCTCCTCGGAGCATTCGTAGCAAGCCCGGTCAGGTACGCCGTATGCCAGGCGAACACCGCGCGGCTCCGGGCTTCATCAGTGCGGCGCTTCACGGCGGAGCTGTTCAGGTCGCAGAGCTCCGCCGGGGTGAGGTCGTAGAACTGCTCCGTATATGCGCCGCAGTCTACCGCCGTCTTTCGTAGCTGGGCTATCAGTTCCCCTGCGCTGCACGGTCGAGGAGCTGCCCCTGGATTTTTTTTGCGGCTTCTACTGCCGACTTCGCGATGAATCCGCCGTTCTTCAGCGCGGTCATGACGACCTCGGACGCGTCCTCTATGGTGCCTCCGTTGTCGACGAACTCGTCGTACGCGTTGCACGCCTCGTTGTGCGAGATATCCGCGCCGCATGCGATGAACCGTGTCAGCACTCCGACCCTCTGGCAGCGGGAAAGTCCCCGCAGCAGGTCGCAGTCAAGCTCGGATTCGAGCTTCTCAGCCCGGCGCGCAGTGAAGCGCAGCTCCAGGCTCTTTTCGTCTGAGATCTTCAGATATGCTCCCGTCATGTGTTACCTCCGTTCCACTCAAGTTTGCTTTCAAGCGTAACGCTGAGAGTGTACTTCATAGCCTCGCCGACGTTGCCGCCGTTCATGTATACGGTGGGCTTGCCCTCCCAGGCGTAGGAAGAGCCGTCGGGATAGTTGAGCTTCCACTTTATCTTCGCGCCAGCTTCCTCAAGCTCCTTGAGCTTTGCGAAGTTCTTCTTTATCATCGTTCCGGCGTCAGGGTCCTTTTCCTTGTTGTAGAAAAATCCGAACTTCATATCGCTGACGTCGGGAATGCCTCCGATGTAGCGCTCGTTAGCGTCGCGCATGTTTGTCACCTTGACCTTGGGCGGGTCGGCGCCCATATCGGGGTAGCTCTCCAGACCGTACAGCTCAAGCCATGTTGCGCCATCGTCGGAAGAAAAATCAAGGTGCGTGTCCTTTGTTAAAAGCTCCATATTTACCTCCTGTAAACTAGTCCTGTGTGTTCGTCTATCGCCGCGCTGAACGTCAGCGTACGGCGGTGTAGTCCGTCCTCCCGGATATCCGCGCCGGAGTTCCGGACGAATCCCCGGGATATCAGCCGCGCGGAGATTTTCAGCGCCGTTTCAGTGCAGCGCTGCAATTTCGTGTCGTATACGTCCACCTGGAACGACACCGCCGCAAGCCGTTCCT